AATAGGCGGTCGTTACGTTAGTACCCTTGCGCGTCCAAAAGCCGCCACGTCTCAGCCACACGTTCCTATCTTCACCCATGCCGATGTCCATGATCTGCTTTGAAGTCCAAACACGGTTCTTAGATTGTGCCACCATGTCGCGGCAGAAGTCGCGGGTAGTTGGCAGAACTTCTGGGCCACTTGCCTCACCGCTCAACACGTACCGATAAGCAACCTGATAGGTCACTTCCAAAGGTGTAGCGTTCTGAAGTGCGGTCGTTCCACGGGGCGTAATGGTCAGCGCACGCATCGCGCCACCTTCCAACACCTCCGCGCCTATCGTCAGGAAGTTTCGGTATATCAACTCTTGTATAATAGTAGCTACTTCGGTCACTTCAATACCGAACGCCTCGGCCAGTGCCGCATAAGTAGTCAGCGGGTTCTTTTTCAGTTCTTCCAACACTCCGAAAAGTACCGCGTCCTCCGCGAACCCGTAACGCTTTACAAGTTCTTCCGACTTTACGGCCTCCTCGTTAGACCGAAACCGTACCTTTTTGACGGGTTTAACGACCTCGTATTCGTCCAATGATAGGCCCGTACCTGCGAAGTATTCGCAAAGTTTGACCTCATCGGTATCATCCTGTTCTGACAGCTTCAGTTCTGTTTTCACCTGCTCAACCGAAAGCGGAGGCAGACCCAACTCTGCGCGTATCTCATCGCGGGTCATAACCCCTACTTTGGTGGCCTCGCTAAAGGACTCACTGATAGGCTCACTATCCTGAATGATTAGCCTTTTCTCAAAGCCAGCCAACGATGCAAGCCCGTTAAAGATGGACTCAATGAACCGCTGCCGACCGTTCACGTAGGTGTTCTTAAACAACTCGTAGCTGTCGCGTATCTGCGTGCGGTTCGTGAACATACCAGTGTCCTGAATGCCGAACAGGGCAGGGTCAACGATGCGATGGCCTGTGAATATCTCTTGCCGCACCGTCTCGTTGAGGATGTCGAACCTCTTGTCGAAGTCGTTGCCGTCCATGCGCAGAATCTCCGCGCTTTGCTCTTTGGAATCGTTGAAGTTGAGCAGGATTTTGTTCGCGTTGTCCGTGCCGCAAAACTTCTCCGTGATTTTGTCCTCGATGGCCTGCTGTTCTTCTTCGGTCGGTTGCCCGTTGAAGAAGTTAATCATCGTACCCGCAACAAATCCGTTCTTCACACTGCTCAGGTGGAAGTTGGCAATCTCGTAATCAATTTCGATATACGGAACCGCGCCCAGATACGGGGGCAAAGGATACCAATCGCTCTGTGGGTGATAGGCTTTGACGTAGAGTAGCTGTTTTCCCGTTGGCTTTTCAGTCCAATCAAACGCGGGGATGGTCTCCACGTCCTTCGGGGTGCTGCTTTTCCAATCCTCTGAATAGAAGAATTGCTTGCCGTCCTTGCTTACGCGATACTTTGCGAATTCCGCGTGCCGTATCTCGGCCATGCCGCCCTTCTTGTCGGGGATGATTTCCAACGCAAAGCCTCCGAAGATTTCCAAATCCACGGCCACCTTTGCCAGTATCTCGTTCAGCGTCTCATCTGGGTTCGGCTCGTTGATGAACTTCTGAAGACGGGCAAGGTTAACCGTAGTAAGCCCCGCCCCATCCACTGACCACCCGTTGCCAACGATGTAGTCCACCTTGCCGTTGACTATCGCGTAATGCTTGGCCGAACGGTTGAACAGGTGCAACAAGTAGTCAGGGTAACGGTTACGCCACGGGGCATCTGTGCCGTAGATAACCCATTCCTTTGATGCCTCCTCTTTGAACTCAGGTACTTTGTGCGCTGCCAAAGTAACTACCCTCATCCTGCTCTCGTTAGCCATTGTAAACCGTGTATGTGTTGGGCGCACCTGTGTAGGTAGGTGTCACCGCGTTCGTTCCTGTCACTATGCACATTCCCGTCTCCAATACCGTTAGCCCTGTCGGGTTAAGGTTAGTGCCGTTGGTGTTGGCATAGATGGTATATTTCCATTCGCCCTCCAATGCCATTGTAACCCCTCCCGTTAGCGGGTTGGGCGTTGCGCTTTCGGTGATGGTGAACGCGTTGTAACGGCCTTGGAATGCGCTTGTATCCTGCGCTATGCAATACTGCGTAACCAAGGACGTTTGATTCTCGAAAGCAAACAGGTAGTAACTTGCAGACCCGACCTCCGTAGTGGTCACGACTACCGTATTCGCCTGTGCTTTTGTTATGCGTATCACGTCAGGGCAATGAAGTATTCAATGTCCACGGCTGCGGTATTGGCGATGGCAGAAATGGTACTGATGTCGGCCCATGCGCTGAATGAACTTGCCCCCTCAATCTCATCGGTGTGCAGCATGAACGATTTACCCGCTTCCAACTTGAACCAAACGTGGTCACTGCCACCGTCTGCAATCTTTAAGCTGATGAAATTCGTATCGTCCTTGTTCGTGATGCGTAGGTATTTCACATTCGCCCCGATGAACGTACCCGCCGCCACCGCTGCACCGTACTCCAAAATCGCCACCTCCGAAGTAGGTATGGTCATGATGCGCTGATCAACCTCGTTAACGTTCGGAATGCTCAGGTTATTGATGTTCCCGTAGCTTTTGCCGTTGAGCGTGACCGCTTCGGTTATCGTTACGGCAAGCGTTGCATTGACGATTGTAGATGCCATGATTAGGGCGTGTTTAGGTTAAATGCGTTAAACCGCGATTTCGTTCAAAAGAAAAGCCGCACTAAGGCGGCTCCTCTGATTCTATGTCTCAACCGTTAGGCTGTGATGCTTGCCAACAGGTTAGCAGGTAGTGACAGCATCGGGTTAGGCTCCATGCCGCTGAAGGTCATGGTGTAGCCGTTCAGGTCTGCCCATGCCGTGCCGCTTGCCCCTGTTCCGCTTGCGAAGTCGAGACCGTTGTTGTAACCAATCACCCAATAGGACGGGGTTGACTCGTTCGTTTCAAGGATGGCAACAACGCGGTTCTTAGCCAGTAGCTGCATCTCGTTACGCTTGGCAGTGTCCAAACGTGACAGGATGAAGGTGAGCGTTGGAACGTAGTACAACGTCCCTTTGTTGCTTCCGGGCGTTGGGTCATCGCTGAATGAACTCTCCTCTTTGTCCAGTTCGTACTTACGGAACACCGCAGTTGCCGAACCGAATGACTGAATCGCACCCGTTGACACTACTGCCGCAAGCCCCTGATAATCTGCCAAGGATGCAAAGCGTACCGATTTGATGCCACCTACTGCCGTTTTGCAGTCCAGTACAAAGCTCTGTGTTAATGCACAACCACTCATCTTTTTGTAGTATTAAAGGGGGTGAGCGTTAACCCACCCCCTTAGTGATTAAAGAACGATTGCAGCTATCTCGTTCGGGAACGCTACCTGTGTTCCCACTTTGAACTCCATCGCCACCTTCACCTTGCGGTCATCCTTAGAGTACCACACTTCCAGTGAATCGAAGTCAGACTCCGCATCCACACCGATGAACATGTTTGATGCACGGCCAGCGTATGCCTTGTTCGTGCCTGTCAGACCGTGAACAGGGATGAACTTCAGGTTAACACCGGGGAACATGATACCCTCGATGGCATCGGTGTCGGGGTTGCCTGCACCGCTGTTGATTTGCACACCGTTGGTCGAACCTCCGAGGATAAGAGCGGCCTGAAGTGCAGCGTAGGTGTCGTAACCGATGAACGCCACGTTGTCGTTGTACTTGGTCAGGCCGTTGTTGGCAAGGGCCGTGTACAGACGGAACGCCATTTCCTGCGCATTGGTAGCGGTGAACGCTGTGGTGAGCGGAGTGTTGGAGTAGATACCTGCCGCGTTAGCGTTGATGTAACCGCTGCCGATTGTGGTGATGAAACCATCCCAGAACGCACCGTTGTTTGACGTTGGCGCAGATACGCTACCCTGCCAAATGTTCTTCTCGATTTCGATGGCCACCTCAGCAAGATATGTCTCGGTGATTTTGCGCCACACGTCCTCGGGTTGCACGGTCTCGCTGTGGGAACCCGCACGCATCTGCGCCACGTAGAACTTGGACTCCAAGTCCTTTGGACACCATTCGCTGTTCAGCTTTACCTTGCCCGGAGTGAGCGTGCGCTGTGTGAAAGTTGATGTACCTGTTGCAACGAATGAGCAGTCATCCGCTTGGAAGAACACCGACTGCGCCAAAAGCGGCAGTTTGGTCGGGCCTTTCACGTTGGGCATAACCTCAACAAGCTGCATCATTTTTGCAGAGTTGATGGTACGTGCCATCAATGGGAACTTTTGTTCCTCAATGTAATTTACCAGTCCTTGAACATTAAAGCCCATGATTTCTATTGTTTAATTGGTTGAGGGTTTACTTCTGTTTGCGCATTGACAACCATCTGTCAATGTTGTCGTTCGGCTTTTCGGCCTTGAAAGGGTTGCTGACTTTCTTTTTCGGTTCGTCAACGGGTGCAGTAGCAA